ATCGCCATAAAATTTTATAGCAGTACTAGGAATCATGTTGGCCAACTATCACTTTTAAAATTCTTAATCTTACCACACGTTAAGTGTATATCATATCTGTTTGCGCTAAAAACGTGTTTTGCTGCATATATGACATAATCACCAGATTTTTTAATATCTATTTTAGGTTCACTTCCAGATGCCGGTCTATTAACACTAAACAATATTCTAATAACATTTCCAATAGTCATATTGATATTTGGCACTAAGAACCCTTGACCTGGAACTCTAATAGTAATTGGAGCCTTTAACATATGAGCCTTTAAAGCTTTACCAATTATCTTCTTTGAATGAGCAGCTGCATCTTCTTCTTCATCATATGATTTATATTTATGAACACCTTCATTATAAACTCCGGCACTTGTAATTTGTGTTATTCTTTGTGATTTTGCTTCTTGTAATTTTATCTCATCTATCATCATATCGATAGGAAATGCAAATGTCATTCCATCAGTTTCAGGTAAAACGTCAACGACATCTTTTTCAAAATTAAAATTATGCTTCATAGGATTTCTACCAGTTAATGCATCGTAAAACTGATATTCTGCACCAACATATCCATCACTAATAAGTTTAAACATATTTTCGGTATTCTCATAAGTATAACTATGAATAGGCACATACATCGGAGATGTTTCTTCATCTTCTTGAGAATATGAAGAGGCCCCGTAAAAAAATGGCTTTCTAATATTAATTGGTGTTTTAGTTAAGAGTGTATATAAATCAACATATAATAAATCTTTTATACCATATGTGGAAAACAAATATCCAGGCGCACCATCACCTGTGGTAGTTTTATTTTTTAACCATGACATCGCCTTGAGCGGATCCATATTAGGTATAATAACCTTCATGGATTTCTGAAATACAGGATCACCCGCAGCTTTAACATTAACGTTTAGAAATTCTTGAGAAATTTCATTCATCATGTCAATTGGATTTCCAGAATAAGCCTTATTCACGTTTTTAAAATTAGATTTAAAAAGGATATCTTCAAATAAACTTAATGCCACTACTTCCGTAGTTTCGTTTGTCTTTGTTGTATTTAAAACAGTTTCAATAGTAAATGTTTTTTCAATTGGAGTAGATTCAGGATCGGGCTTAATTGCAATTGTAATATATTCTCCTCCCTGAAAATCGAATCTATCCATAAGTCGCAATGAATCAATGAATACCATTTTAGCAGTAAGAAATGGCATGTTTAGATGTTCATATATTTCAATATCAGTTACTATTCCAACAAGATCAATTGGTTCAATTGCTCTATTAGAATTTAACTGTACGGAATGAAGAATATATTTTTTACTAATGTTACCCATTAATTACTTAAAGCCCTTTTATATTGAGAAGTGACCTCAATAATATTTTGTGGTTTAATAACATTAATACTTTTTAATTTATTATTTGACCTAATGTATCTATCAAAGTTGGTTACTTCATTATAAAGAGCAGGTATAGGAGCAGTCGGATCAATATCAACATAATTGCCGGCAGCATCCTCATAATGATGAGGGGCCAGATATTCATTTCCAGTCGATTCTGCAACAATGGTTGCGGTATTAGGAACAAATGATCTAACGTTTACTGCTTCGCCTACCTGAAATTTATCTTGTGTTTCGATAATGACAATACCTAAATCCAAATATCTTCGAAGGACTTTGCCTTCAGCTCCTGATCTACTACCAAAAACATAATCGCCCACTAGAAAAACTTGAGACAAATCTGTTTTAGAGTAAATAAACTGATTTGGAAAATCTCTTTTTACAGTAGCTTCGAGTTGAAGATTGTTTAATGGCCAACCTTGTTCTCTAAGATGGTCGTTCATCATAAAAAATGTCCAGTGATATATTGGAGTACCATACAATTTATATGATACCTGATCGGGTCTTTCATTTTCTATAATATTATATGGCTCATAAAAGTGCACTGATTCTCTTACTTGATCAACTACATCGACATATTGTGATAGGTCTTGCACAAGATTAAGTTGAAGGCTAGCACCACCTTTTTTTTCAAATTCATCGCCATATACATAGTTAACTCTTTTAAAGTTTTCGAAAAATTTCATTAGAATCCTGCCTCAATATCTCGTTTACTTAGTGCACGGTATTCTGTAAATGATAGCGTAAGATCTACTTCAGTAGGATGACCATCATAAAAGAATGTGCCATTAGTTTGACCGTTATATGTTACACCTACATCTCTCAAATAACAGAATTGAATTTTAGGAACTTTAATGCTACCTCCAGCAAATTTAAAACTAATTCTGTATGTATTAGGAAATTTGTAACCAATAGGAATATCTCTAATATCAATTTCTTCAGGATACATTTGATATCTAAATTCTTTAATAATTTTTTCTATAGCCTGAGCTTCGGCTTGAGAAGTAGGAATCAATTTAAATTGAAAAGAAAATTGTCTTAGATTAGGTTTATCAAATAAAATACGAGTACCAGGATTCAGACCGGTTTGTAATCCGATACTTGCTGCACTTTGCAATTTATCTCCTGGCATATTTTGCACGGCTCGAGCAGCTGCAACCTGAGCGGCTTGATTGGATAGAGAACCTTTAAGTAAATTAAAAATACTTTCAAGACCTTCAGAAACACCTTTTGCCAACGAGCCGACCATTGTTTGTCCGGCATTAATACCAGCCAAAGCTGTCATTCCACCGGCACCAAGTGCTGTGTCATTGTATGCTACATTGTCATTGTACACCAATTGTGCTGGTAAAAAAAGAGCAATTGCAGGAGACTTATCATCTCTAAATGCTCTTAGGTCTGTTAATTTACTTCCCATAACAGCCTGTGTATCATTTATCTTTTGTTGATTAATAGCTCTAGTTTGTGATATAGTTTGTTCTTGCTGAGCAATATTTTGTTCATAAGCAATTTGTTCGTCAGCTTCAAGAGATGGCTGTACATCACCTTTTCCTAAAAATCTATTAATAAGAGGAACATCAAAAATGTTTGCAGCAAACGATGCATCAATTTTATAGGCATCAACCGTATACGGCTCAAAGATCATAGTCGCTGGATATGCATCCTGTCTATTAAGTGGAAATTTAAGAACAGAAGCTTGTATTTTTCTAGCACCAGTAACTGAGCCAATGTTAGCTTTAAATTCTTGACCATTGTGATATGGACTAGAGGTAAGGGGCGCGTCATTAGATGAAGTATCCAGTTGATCTTTATTAAACGGTTGCCTCAAACTGCCGGCACCCTGAAAATCCTGTCTGGCCATAGTGTCTTCCTATAAATAAAGTAAAATATAACCTTATTTATATACAAAATGGCATATTCCGGCAAGTACATACCTAAGAATCTGAACAAGTATAGGGGTGATCCTAGTGCTATTAGATATCGTTCGCTTTGGGAAAGACAGTGTTTTGTATGGTGTGATAGTCATCCGGATATTAAGTCATGGAGTTCAGAAGAAATTGTAATTCCTTATTATTGGGATATAGATAAGAGATACCATAGATATTATGTAGACTTAAAAATTACTTTTAAAAATGGTACCACACTTTTAGTTGAAGTAAAGCCTGACAAAGAAACCAAGCCTCCCAAAAATCCAAATAAAAGTAGAAGGTATATTGGTGAGGCAATGACCTATGTAAAGAACATAAACAAATGGGAAGCTGCTAATACATATGCAAAGGATAGAGGATGGGAATTTGTAATTTGGACCGAGAATGATTTAAAACGTATGGGAATTATGAAAGAAGAAAAGAAAAGCAAACTTAAGCCACTTAAACCTATGAAGCCATTTAGAAAAAAATCTAAAAAATGATATAAATAGTCGTATGAGTAATCTATTTCAAAATTTAGAATATGAAGCCTTTCGCGCCGGAATTAATCCTAGAACTCAACAAGCTAGAGATTGGTTTCGTAAAAAGGTGCAACAAATGCGTGGAATCAGCCGTACATCATTGATGCAAGAAAAAGAAATCACATTGGCAAATAGACAACAGCCTCTTATTGGTTCTATGAATATGTTTTTTTATGATCCTAAACACAAAGATACACTGCCTTTTTATGATAAGTTTCCTCTTGTTATTATTATAGGTCCAGCTCCAGGCGGATTCTATGGTTTGAATTTACATTACATTGCTCCAATTTTAAGAGCTAAGTTTTTAGATGCACTAATGGATTCACTCAATAATAAAAAATATGACGAGAGTACACGGTTTCAAGTAACTTATAAAATGTTACAAGGTGTGAGTAAAATGCGTTATTATAAGCCATGTTTAAAACATTATCTTACAAAAAATATAAAATCAAAATTGGCACGTGTACATGCCCCTGAGTGGGAAATAGCAACATTCTTACCAACAGCTGATTGGCAAAAATCTAGTTCTGGTAAAGTATATGCTGATTCGAGGAGAATGCTTTAATGGCTTCAATTGATGAATTAAAATCGCTAGTATCTACTAAACTTGGATTTGCAAGTCCAAATCAATTTATGGTAGAATTACCATCAGACTTTCGTGGTTCTAGTGGATTTTTAGGACAACTTTTTTCAGCACTTCAAGGCAATGATTTAAATTTATTATGTGCCTCAGTGACAATGCCTGATAGACAGATCTTTACAACTGATCGTAGAATTGGAATGGAATATCAAAAGGTTGCATATGGTTATGGTAACAATGATGTTAATATGTCATTTTATATGCTCAATGATTATGGAATTAAAAAATACTTTGATTCTTGGTATGATTCAACTATTGCCGATGATCAAGGTGTGGCATACTATAAAAGCAGTTATGCGAGGGACATCAAGATACATCAACTTCGAAAGCCTATGTTAAACGTAGGTATTGGGGCTGGACCTATTAATATCAATGTTGGTATAGGTCAAGGTACAGTATACTCAGTTAGACTTGTAGACGCATTTCCTACTACAATAGGTGCGATTGAATTAAATAACGATGCAGACGGATTAGTACAATTAAGTGTACAATTGTCATATACAAAATGGGAACCACTTGATGATTATCAAGGATTCTTTTCAATAGCAGGTGGATTCAGTGGTGGACTATCTGGACTTTTAGGATAAGGTGAAATAAAATATGGGTAAAAAAAGACAAAGAGCTCATCAAGTTTCGAAAGGTGAGCGTAAACCTCAAAACCCTCGTTGGTCAAAAGAGGCTCGTAGAGAATGGGTTGGTAGTACTGCTCAAATGATTGCTAAAGTTGAAGCATTCAAAAGGGGTAGGAATGTTGTATTAACTATTGCTAATCCAAATAAGAATGAAACAAATAAACCGTTTATTCGGGTGAATGCAAAGGATGTTTGGAGAACTGCATAATGGCACTACCAAGATTGAATGAATCCCCACAGTATGAATTAGTTATACCGTCAACTGGAACTACTGTTAATTATAGACCATTTTTAGTAAAAGAACAAAAGGTTTTATTAATTGCGTATGAATCACAAGATCAAAAGCAAATTATTACATCTATTTTAAATTGTATTTCTGGATGCACTGATAATAAAATTGATGTGTCAAAGCTTTCTACATTCGATACAGACTACATTTTTACTAAGATAAGATCTAAATCGGTTGGTGAAAATATTAATGTAAATGCAAAATGTAAAACTTGTGAAGAAAAAACAGAAGTAAAAATTAATTTAGATAATATTGAATTAATGGGTAATATAAAACCATCTACTGTAAACATCACTGATGAAATTACCTTAAAGATGAGATACCCTAGTTATAATGATTTTGTCACAAACGAAAAGATTATGAAAAATTCTGTGACTACTGAAACAATATTTGAAATGCTTATTTGTTGTATTGAATCTGTTATGACTGAAGAAGAAAATATCGTACTCAAAGATGAACCAAGAGAAGAAGTAGAAAGATTTATTAATTCGTTAACGAATGCTCAATTTCAAAAGCTTCAAGAGTTTGTAGATGAAATTCCTAAAATTACTCTTGATATAGATTTTGTCTGTGCTTCATGTAACAACAATAATAAAACTAAACTGGAGGGACTGCAAGATTTTTTTTCATAAACCTTTCTCATGAATCGCTAGAGAATTATTATAGAACAAATTTTCAACTGTTACAAAATTTTCATTATTCTCTAACCGAAATCGATAACATGATGCCGTGGGAGAGGGAAGTTTATCTAGCATTACTTATGGAAGACTTAAAAGAAAAAGAAGCAGCACAAAATAGATGACAACATTAGCAGACATTAATCAAACATTAACTGTACAAAACGCTCTTCAGCTTGAAACACGAAATAGAGTATCCGAATTAGGTGGCTCATTTAATAAATTTTTCAAGATGATAACTGATGCTAGTGGTGATGATCTAGAAAAACAAGCTGAAGAGCAACGACAGGCCGCTCAAGTAAAAGATCAAACACAAAGAACTGAAGTAAAAAGTAGTGGAGGGTTTTTTGACTTTGACGTAGGTAATCTATTGCCATTCGCCTCGGGTCTTTTGGGCGCATTACTTAAGCGCGGATTACCCGCTGCACTTGGCGTTATACTTGCCGATGAAGTCGGCAAA